CTGAGATTGGTTTCAAAGATGGTTTCAACGGATATGTGGTTCCGTTTGACCTGGATAAATTTGATGTTCAGAAGCTCCTTGATATACCGCAGTTTGAGTACAAGACAACCAACACCAAGAGCATCAAACAATGGCGCAAATTACTTGGAGATACCAAACCGACACATGCGTATAATCCTCACGAGAAAGTAAAGCTCCGTGTTACGCAGAAATATCATGACACAAACTTAAACCGCATAGTTAATATTGGCGAGGTGTTACACATCCACGAAAAACGAGCCGAGATTATTCAGTCGGCAGGATATGGGAGGATAATCAATGGGGAAGTATAGAACATTATCAGAGAGCAATCAGTATTATTTACCTAAAGAAACATATTTAACCTGTATTCATTATGCTTTGCAGTACAGAGATTGGGTTGCTTCACTTAATGCCAATCGTGATACACGAGGTGCGATCCGATATGACAAGGACAAAGTACAAACATCCAATGACTTCGACAGCACATCTGAAACAGCCATTCGGATGATTGAAATCCAAGAGAAAGTAAATAAGATTGATGAGTGCATCAAGATCGCATGTGATGGCTCTAATCTTGATAAATGGATTAGGTTAGGTGTTTGCTATGGTTTTGCATATTTTCAACTGACATTTGAGAATATACCATGTGGCAAGGATATGTATTACCGCATACGGCAAAGATTTTATTACGAGTTATCCAAAAAGATATAACAACCGTAATCAGGGGACACTAAAGAAATTAAAATGAGTATCAAGGGAAGTGGGGTATATTTGAACAATATACCTCATTTTTTTTGATCGGAGGGGGTGCATATAACATGCCGAGTAATCCACGAAACAAGAATGGTAATCTGCGCCGTAAGAACCGTGCAAGACTCAAAGCCATGGGGATGCCGTGCTATCTATGCAACCGCCCCATCCATTATGACGAGCCATCCGATTATCGGCATCCGTTCTCGTTCGTAATAGATGAGGTCATCCCGGTATCACGTTGGCAAGAGTTCGGATACAGTTCGCCCGAAGCTGTTGCAAATGATTTCAACAACTTGCGAGCTTGCCATTACATCTGCAATCAACAGAAATCAAACAAAACAATTTCTGAATTGCAAAACAAAAACATCAAGAGCGCACGCACTCCGGCAGCAGTGGTGTCTGAGTGGTGAGCAATAGCAAAGAAAAATAAAATTGAAAGATAACATGTGGTAGGCGAGTGTGATGGGGTGGCAGGGGAAGCCCCAGGAGAGCCGAAGCCAGTCCTCCTCGCCCAGCGCCGCACGGAGTGTGTATCGTTTCCACATGGTTGTCCATATGTTTATATAACTCAGTTGAGGGATTTATCACGGTAAAAAAGGAGGGATTAGAACGTGGCTAATCTGATTGATGCCGCCAAGAGCGGTGACAAACGAGCGACATTGATTGCTCTTAGAGATATCCTTGCATCGACCATTCAGAATTGTGAGAGCGGTCGAGATATGGCAAGCAATACAAAGAGGCTCATGGAAGTAATGGCAGAGCTTGAAGCTCTCCCCGATCCCGAGCAAAGGAAGATATCAAAACATGACCGTCTGAAAGCAAAGCATGAGAACAGGTAACCAAGAGCCGACATTCAAAGTTGTTGGTGAGTATGCCTATTCGTATGGTACAGAAGTGGTTGAAATGTTCGAAGAGGACGGTGGAGCAACATTTTTCCCTTCACAAAAGATGGAGATGGAGCTGTTCCTTGCAAGAGATAAGGACGGTTCACCATCTGCTTTAACAATAGGCATTTCAAAGCCAAGGCAGAACGGAAAGTCATATGCTGCAAGGTATTATGCAATATACATGGGAGTGTTTGAACATCGGCAGGTGCTTTATTCGGCACATCACAGCTCGACAACAAATAAGATGTTCAAAGCCATGTGCGATTTGTTTGAAAGTCCAGAACGGTATCCCGAATTTGCTCATGATGTGAAAAGTATCAGCCATGCAAGGGGATATGAGGGTATATATTTCAGAGATTGGCTTGATGAAGATGGTCAGATGCAGCCGGGTGGTTGTATTGAGTTCGCCACAAGAACAAATAGCGGTTCTCGAGGTGGCACATATTCGGTAATCGTGATAGATGAAGGACAGGAGCTGACATTCGAACAGCAAGAAGCCATGCTCCCTGTTATTTCAGCGGCATCAGATGTCAAAGATAAGGCTAAGATGCCACAACAGATATATATCGGCACACCACCAAGTCCAACATGTCATGGCACTGTGTTTCAGAATATGCATGATACGGCTCACAGTCAAGATAAAGGGACAGCATGGTGGTTGGAGTGGAGTGTTAAGGCAAAAGATGTCAGTGGCTTGATATCATCGCCCGAACAGGCTCTTGAGTTTGCTTATCAGACAAATCCTGCAATGGGATACAGAATAGCAGAAAAGACCGTTCTGAATGAGTATGACAACATGAGTCTTGATGGCTATTTGAGAGAGCGGTGCGGTTGGTGGACACCATCAGTGGCGCAAAAAGTTGATTATGCCATCCCAAAAGACACATGGCAAGCCTGCGCAACAACATCTACTCGTCCCGATGGCAAGGTTGCATACGGTGTCAAGTTCAGTGCAGATGGCTCAGAGGTTTGCCTAAGCGGTGCAGTACTTACGGATGAAGGCAAGTTATATATCGAGTTAATAGATAGAAAATCCACAGGACAAGGTACAAGATGGTTGGCTGAATGGCTCAATGAACGGTATCAGAAAGCATCCTGTGTGGTGATAGATGGCAAGAATGGTGTCGATGTTCTAACAGAACGCATTGCAGAGGTATGGAGATATAAAGGCTCCGTAATTCGCCCGAGTGTAAAGGATGTAATCGCCTCAGTCGGGATGCTGACCGATGCCATTGCTGAACAATCAGTCAGTTGGAATGAGTTACAGGATGCGCTGAATGAAAGCGCAGTTACATCAACCAAGCGAGCGATCGCAGGCGGTTGGGGATTTGGCGGCGAGAACAGTTGCCCGATTGAGTCCTGCGCCCTGGCTGTTTTTGGAGTTAAAACATGCAAAAGAGATCCCGGTAAAAAAATGTTAATCGGGTAAGGTAAACGAACGATGATGTTATCAATTGATGCGAGTACAATCAAAGATTTCCCTGTGAGCGAAATTGACCAGTTCAACGAGCTTATCGGGATATTCAACAACCATGTTACGAAGAATTATGAGAAAAACAGATATTACGAGGGTAAGGTATCGCTGAGTGAGGTTAATCTTGGCATTGCATTGCCCGAAAATATGTCGAAACTTCAGATTGGTTGTGCATGGGGAGCAAAAACTGTCGATGTATTGGCGGCAAGGTCAATGTTTGATGGTTTTGTCGGTTTGAATGGTGATGATGTGGTCGGTCTTGAGGAGATAGTTGTCAATAACAATCTGATAGCCGAGTACATGAAAGCCTGCCGAGATGAGTTGAAGTATGGCTGTACATTTGCCACTCTATCAGCGGATGACAAGATGAAATGCCGCATCAGATTTCATTCGCCACAAACAGCAGCCGCAAAATGGGACGGTGTAAAAGGTCGGATATCATGTGGATTTGCCATTATTGACTCGGTTCCTTATAACAAACAGAATGTAACATGGACACCATCGCTGATTAACTATTACACCGACACACACATCCATGTATTGAGCGCAGTTAACAATATGTGGAGCTGTGTATCGTATCCGCATAAGATGGGCAGACCACTTATGGAGGCTCTGATATGGAATAGTACATCAGACAAGCCATTCGGACGGTCACGCATTAAGGAGCCTGTCCGCAGACTGATACAAGGTTATGTTCGGACGATTGCCAATGCCACGATCGGTTTGGAATTTGCAACCAGTCCGCAGAAATATTTGCTCGGTATCACCGATGAGCAGTTTAAGGCTGTAATCAATCAGAAGTTCAAACAATATGTTGGTTCAATCATTGCATCGACAACCAATCCCGAAACAGGCGAGAAGCCATCATTCGGGCAGTTGCCGCAGGGTTCACTTGCTCCTCATGTCGAGATGATACGTGTACTTGCAACGCAGTACTCAGCCGCAACAGGGTTATCTGTTACCGATACAGGAGTGGTTAATGATGCAAATCCTACGAGCGCAGATGCAGTGATTGCACAGACACAGACACTAATTGGCATGGCTGAACAGCTCAATGCCGGGAATGGTGATGCACTACGTACAATCGCACTCATGGCAATTGCGATTAGCAAGAATGTATCGCTTGATAGCTTGTCAACAGAGGACAGAGCGGTTGTGGCACATTTTAAAAACCCTGCAATGCCGAGTGTTGCATCAACGGCAGATGCCGCCATCAAGATTGCATCGGCAAGACAGGCATTCGCTCAGACTGATACGTTCCTTGAGATGATTGGATTTGACCAGGCTGATATCAGACGCATCAAAAATCAAGAGCGCATCAACAGCGGTTTACAGGTGGTATCCGAATTGGAGGGTTAATCCATGAAGATATCAAGTAAAGAGTGGAACAGCTACATCAGCAAGCTGTCAAAGATAAGCAAAACTGCATCTGAGCTTGTCAGAGTATATGCTGACCAATACGGCATTGAGGATGTTAAAGCACTGGTTGATTACTCTTATACAGTGGCTCAGAAATACGGTAATGCATCCGCATCACTCAATGCGCTGATGTATGACACCATAGCAGAGCTTGAGGGCATGTTTTTGCCTGCTGCCGAGCTTGCACCATTACCCGAGTATGGCGATGTTGCAAAAGCCATTTACGGCACACTCAAGACATCACAGAATACCGAGGAGATTGGCGGTGCAGTCGGTCGGCTTGTTAAGATGACAGGACAGGATACCATGTTGCGTAATGCGATCCGAGATAAAGCAGAGTTCGCTTGGATACCTGTTGGTGAAACATGTGCATTTTGTATCACGCTTGCATCGAGAGGTTGGCAACCAATCAGCAACAAGGCATTGCGAAATGGTCATGCAGAGCATATTCACAGTAATTGCGATTGCTCTTATATGGTTCGGCATAACAGTAACTTTGATATTGCAGGCTATCATCCCGAGAAATATCAAAAGATGTACTATGATGCCGAGGGAAACAAGCCAAAGGATAAAATCAATGCCATGCGCAGAGAGTTTTATGCTGAGAATAAAGAGGAAATCAACGAACAAAAGCGTTCCGCTTACGAAAAACGCAAGGAATTGAATAGCAGTAGTGCTGAAGAAACAGAGGCATAACAAAGCATCCAAGCCGGGTGCTTTTTTATTGCAATAAATCGGCAACGTGTGCCTAAAACACGGATTTTACTCATTGGAGGTAATTGAATATGTCAGAAACTGTGAATCAGGAACAGGCAACTATCAACGAACAGTCTGAAAAGACATTCAGTCAGGCAGAGCTTGACGCAATAATCGGGGACAGGCTCAAGAGGGAGCGTGACAAGTATTCCGATTATGAAGCACTCAAGGAAAAAGCCACACGGTTTGACGAAATCGAAGAGGCATCCAAGACAGAGTTACAGAAAGCGACTGAGCGAGCAAAAAAATTACAGTCCGAATTGGATCAGATGAAAAGGGCTGATGAAATTCGCACAGTCCGTGAGAAGGTTGCCAACGAGTACGGAGTTCCCATCAATTTACTGAGTGGTGAGTCCGAGGAAATTTGTACAGAACAGGCAAAAGCCATTCTGGAATTTAAGCAGTCTACACCATATCCGCAGATAAAGGATGGCGGTGAGATACAGAACACAGTCAAAGGTAGTACCCGACAGCAGTTTGCTGATTGGGCAAACGCAATCAATTCATAGGAGGAAACAAAATGTCAGGAATTAACACAAACAGAACAAATATATCTCTTCCGACTTCTGTATCATCTCAGATCATACAGAAAACACAGGAAGATTCAGCAATAATGAGATTAGCTACACAGATAAGCCTTCCCGGCAATGGTCTGACCATCCCGGTTATAACAAGCGATCCTGTTGCTTCATGGGTAGATGAAACAGATGAAAAGCCTGTAAGCAATCCCGGTCTTTCAACCAAGGTTATGAGAGGCTACAAACTCGCAGTTATCGAGCCGTTCTCGAACCAGTTCCGCAGGGATTATGGCGCACTGTTCGATGCTCTGATTGCAAGGCTCCCTCGTGTACTTGCAGAGAAGTTTGATAATACCGTATTTGGTGGTTCAGCAGCTCCGGGCGATGATTTCGATACATTCGCAAGCATAACAGGACAGAGCATTGGTTCTGATGCATACGGTGGTCTTGTTGCAGCAGATACTGATATCGCTCTTCATGGTGGTCTTTCAAATGGCTATGCAATCAGTCCTCAGATGAGAGGTATCCTCTTGTCAGCACTTGACAAGAATGACAGACCTCTGTTTATCAACAGCGTTTCAGAGGGTGCAGTTGATCGTATACTCGGACAGCCTACTTATCTCACCAAGGGCGCATTTGTTTCAGGTTCTCCTGCAACAGTCGGTGTTGTTGGTGATTGGACAAAGGCTATGTATGGTGTTGTTGAGGGTGTTGATATCAGCTTTTCAAGTGATGCAACACTTAAACTGGCAGACAATTCAGTTATCAATCTGTTCCAGAGGAACATGTTCGCAGTAAGGGCAGAGATCGAGATCGGTTTCCGTGCCGATACATCGGTATTCAACAAGCTCACTGCATCAAGCGTTCCCTCAATCTAATGGTTGAGTTTATAAATAGTTTCACAGGCACTTTAATGCAGGTAGCGGATGAGCGCAAGGATGAGTATTTGGCGGCAGGTCATAAGCCTGTCGCTGATACTCCAAACGCAAAAGAGCCTGTCAAGGAAGAAAAGCCTGTTAAAAAGACAGTTAAAAAGTCAGCAAAGAAATAGGTGATAAGCATGGCATACGCAACAGTTGAAGATGTGCAGGCAAGAATGACAAGAGATATGACAGCGGATGAACAGGCTATCTGTTCGACTCTGCTCGATGATGCGGCGGTGATGATTGATGCATACAACGTCAATGCGTCTGATGATGCAAAGAAGGTTGTATCCTGTCGCATGGTTATTCGGGCATTAGGTGATGGCGAGTCAAGTGGTGTTCCAATGGGAGCTACGCAGGGTTCAATGTCGGGTCTTGGATATTCGCAGTCATGGACGATTGGCACAGGTGGGTCAGTCGGTGAGTTGTATCTTGGCAAGGCTGAAAAGAAGTTGCTCGGAGTTGGTGACAGGATTGGTTCATACAGTCCTACGCAGGAGCTTGTACCGCAGGAGATTATTCCATGAAAGGTATGACGATTTATCTCGTTCAAAAAATTCAGATTGGTGTTGATGAGTTCGGTATGCCGATTTATGCGCAAGGGTCCTATCCGAGTGACTGCAGATATCCTGCGGATGATTTTTATCCCGGTGGAGATGCCGTACTTGAAGCGGTGGACGATTGTCTTGTTGGACAGCCATCTGCAGATGATGTGACCAATACGCTTGCTCTGTATGGTAAGAAGATTGCATACACGGTCGGAATACCAAAGGGCGATATGCATGATTGGGTTGATGCAGAGGTTGAAATTTGGGGTGAGCGGTTCAGAACAATCGGTTATCCCGAAACAGGTATACAGGCAAACATCCCATTGCGTTGGGGACAGAATATAAAGGTTGAGCGATATGGCTGATGTTAAGTTTGAATTAAATCTGCCCGGATTGAACGAATTGATGAAGTCACCCGAAATGCAGGCGGTGCTTGACAGTGCAGGTGCGCAGGTCGCAAGTATTGCAGGTTCTGAATACGAAGCAACACCAAGGACAGGTCGATGGATAGGTTTCAGCAATATCTATCCAATTAGTAAAGAAGGTGCAAAAGATAACGCAGAAAACAACACGCTTATCAAGGCACTCAGCGCATCGGGATTGAGGATGAGTAAATGATCGAAACAGTATTATTGAATTATCTGAATAGTGCAGGGTTATCCGCACAGGTGTACATGGAGCAACCGGCAAAGAAGCCGAGTGCTTTTTTTGTACTCGAAAAGACAGGCGGAAGTCAGACCAATCATATCGACGAGTCCAATTTTATCGTGCAGAGTTATGCCGAAAGCCTTGCCAATGCTGCGCATATGAACGAGGAAATCAAGCAAGCCATGTTTAATGCAGTCACCTTGGATGAAATTTCAAAAGTTGAATTGAACAGTAATTACAACTATACAGACTCAGCCACAAAACAGTACAGATATCAGGCTGTTTATGTGGTTGTTCACTATTAGGAGGAAAAGAAATGGCTAATACAGCAAGTTATGTTACAACTGGCAAGCCTAAGATAAGCGGTGGCATTTGGGTTGCTCCGAAGGGTACTACACCCCCCACGGATGCAACAACCTCACTTAGTGGCGCATTCACTTGTCTTGGCTACGTGTCAGAGGATGGTTTATCGAACAACAACGAGCTGACAGTTGATGCTATCAAAGCATGGGGTGGAAATATTGTATATCGTTCACTTACCGAGATGAATGACGAGTTCTCATTTGCTCTGATAGAAACCGAGAATGCTGATGTTCTCAAGACTGTATATGGCTCGGACAATGTTACTGTTAGTGGTGATAACAGTATCACGGTCAATATCGTTGCTGAAGATCCCGAGGAGCTTGTATGGGTATTTGAGCTTGCACTCCGTGGAGGTATCGCAAGAAGGATCGTAATTCCCGATGGAGCCATCACAGCAAGGGAAGAGATTACATACAACGACAGTGATCCTGTTGCTTATGGTGTAACCGTCAGCGCATACCCGGATGCAAACGGTAAGACTCATGTTGAATACACGGAAGGTGTTTCACCGAGTGTATAAAGAGTAAAGGAAGGAAGAGTAATGGTTGAGGGTAAAACTAAGAGTGGATTTGAGTTCAAATATGATGAACGTATATTAAATGATTACGGTCTGTTAGAGGCAATCGGTGCGTTTGATGAGTCAACAGGCAAAATTCAGCAGGTGGCGGCACTCAAAAGAATGCTTGATTATCTGTTGGGCGATAACAAGGATGCATTCATGGAGCATATTGCATCAAAAAACAATGGGTTCCGCCCTCTTGATGTAATACAGACCGAAATACTTGAAATCATATCATCATCTGAGAAATTAAAAAACTCATAATCCTCGCACATATAATCAATCGGTGCGAGGGTGAAATGGTGTGTGATTTCGCTCAACTATACCACATATTCAACTGGCGAGAGTTGCCGCCATTAACGGTTGCGACTCTTGCGGTTGGGTTGCCGAGAAATTCAAGAGTAAAAAGAAAAATTAGCGGTATTGATTTGGATTTGAACGAAATGATGATGGCAATGATGGTGGATAGTTTGAACATATTGATTTGGCAGAATACAAAAGACGGACAAAAGAACAGAAATCGTCCCGAGTCGATATATAAACGTCTTATGGGTTTGGATAAAAAACTCAAGGACGAGCTGATGTCATTTGACAGTATCGAAGAATACGAAAAATGGCGAAAAGCTAAGATGGAGAAATAGTATGGCAGATATAGGAACCGCTTATGTCAGAATAGAGCCAACTGCACAAGGAATATCGGGTAGCATCAGTAAGATGATTGATGGTGAGGCATCGAGTGCAGGAGCATCCGCAGGCAAAAAGATGGGAAGTTCCCTTGGCGGCGCATTGGGTGGAGCATTAAAGACAGGCGCAGCACTCACAGCGGCACTTGGTACAGCGGCTGTCGGAGCAGGCACAGCACTTACAGGTGCGGTATCATCTGTTGCGGCTTATGGTGACAATATCGATAAGATGTCACAAAAAATGAATATGACAGCCGAAGCATATCAGGAATGGGATGCAGTAATGCAGCATTCCGGCACAAGCATGGAAACTATGAAGGCATCCATGAAAACGCTTGCCAATGCCGCAGAGACCAACAACAAGGCATTCAAGGAAATCGGGATCACTGAAAAAGACCTGCAAACACTCAATCAGCAGGAGCTGTTCGAGAAAACCATCGCAGGCCTTCAGAACATGACCGATGATACACAGCGGACATATATTGCAGGTAAGTTGCTTGGAAGAGGAGCAACAGAGCTTGGCGCATTGCTTAATACTTCTGCTGAAGATACACAGGCTATGCGAGATAGAGTACATGAGCTTGGCGGAGTAATGTCTGATGAAGCAGTTAAAAATGCGGCTGCTTTTCAAGATAGTTTGCAGGATATGCAGACTACGTTTGCAGGTGTCAAAAACTCTGTAATGTCTGAGATGCTTCCATCTTTTACTTCAGTAATGGATGGTTTGTCATCACTTGTGATTGGTGAAGAAGGTGCCAAAGAAAAGATAGTATCAGGCATCCAAGGTATTGTTGATAATATTACCGAAGCTATGCCAAAACTGATTGATGGATTCAGTACCATCGCACAGGCTCTTATGGAAGTTGCTCCGGAGTTAATTGGATCACTTGCAGAAGGTATTATCAGCGCAATTCCTGAGTTGTTGCCATCACTGATTCAGTTGGTCGGTGAAATAGGCTCGAAACTGATTGAGCTGTTGCCGCAGTTGATAGAAGTCGGGATGCAGGTCATTTTGGAGTTAGCAAACGGTATCGCACAGGCTCTGCCCGAGTTAATTCCGACCATCGTTGACACCATGCTGATGATTGTTGATACATTGATTGCCAACATTGACCAATTAGTTGATGCGGCAATTGCTATTATGACAGGATTGGCGGAGGGTCTGATAAACGCTCTGCCCGAATTGATTGACAGATTGCCTGAGATAATCATTGCGATTGTTGAAGGATTGGTTGAGAATGCTCCGAAGTTACTTGAAGCGGCTGTCGAGATCATTGTTGCACTTGCCACAGGTTTGATTGAGAGTCTGCCGGAATTGCTTGAATCCCTGCCGGAGATTATATCAGCAATTGTTGAAGGCATCATTTCACTTGCATCCGACATGATTGAGGCAGGCAAGTCACTCGTTGATGGCTTATGGGAAGGTATCAAGAAGAATTGGGATAATCTTGTTAAGAGTGTAACCGATCTGGGCAAAAAGCTGGTTGATAAGGTTAAAGGATTTTTCGAAATCGGATCACCTTCAAAGCTGTTCCGAGATGAAGTCGGTAAATGGATACCCGAAGGAATAGCAGTTGGTATCGAGGCTAATGCGGACAGCGTGAACGGTGCAGTTGATGAATTGGTATCTGATGCGATGGTTAGTCCGAGCTTGAGTATGTTGAGTACGGCTCCAAACATGCTCGGGGTTGGCTCGGGTGCGATTCCTGTGACAACAGGTGATAACAGCGGAGTAATGGAGCTGTTGGCAAGGTTCCTGCCGATTATAGCAGATGAGCTTGCAAGCGGTAATCGGATTGAGTTTGACGATGATAATCTGTTTAAGCTCGTAAGGCGGAAAAACAACGAATATATGAAAATGAATGGCGGCGTATCAGCGTTGGCATGAGGTGAGATATGGCAGACACAGCGATATTTAAGTTAAATACAACAGATTACTCAGCTCATGTAGTGGCTGAGAGTTATGCGATAAATTACGAGGATGTATATCAGGAGTGGACAGATGGTGGGCAGGTAAAGCATCGGGATGTGATCGGGCGGAAGTTGCGTGGCACCATGCAGATGTACTTCAAGAGCCAATCGGATTTGCAGACCTTCCTGACGGCATTGGCAAATTGCAAGACTACGGCATCCACATATCCTGTTCAGCTCAAGGCCAACAATGATACGGTTGATTCGTTGGTCGCAAGCAAGAATGTTTTTTTGGATTTCAAGCCTGTGCGGAAAAGGGATGCGACATGGGCAGATGTATTTGAAGTATTTGAGGTCACGATAGAGGAGCCGTAAATGTTACCAATACCAGATAACGAAAAAACCAAATGGGGTAGCGGACAGTATCTCAAGGAATTACGGATTATATTTCCTGATATACAG